CGCCGTAGTTTTTAACCAGGGCAGATGCAGCAGCCATACCCAGCATCCCCACGAGATAGTGTTCATCGCTGATGTTCTGCGGGATGTATTGCGGAATGCCGGGACTATTCTCTACCAGCCGGATCGTGGCGGAGAAGCCGATCAGCGCAACCAGTTCCTGCGCTAACGGAGGCAGGTCTTTAACATCGACGTTTTCAAGCAGGATTAGCGTGCCAGCCATTTTTTCAACTCCTCGATCAATGCGGATGCTTCCTTGGCACTCAGCCATTGCAGTGCATCGCGTCCGGTTTGGCGTTTGGCGAATGCGGCCAACGCCGACTCGGATGGATTGCGTACCTTGCCCGCTTCATGCAACTGCAACCACAGTGCGCGGATCATCTTGCTCTGTGGATCATCGGCTAGCTTGCGCGGCTGCGGTTTGGTGCGTTTGAATCCGCAGGCTTCCATGTGATCCAAAACCTTTTTACGCCCTGCAAAGTCCAGCGCGGTGCTGCTCTTAACCCGCGCCACTGTCCACAACATGGCACGATAGGTTTCTTCATCCATGCCGAGCTGCTGCTTGGCGATATGGATGATTTGGATGTCGCGACGCTTTTCGGCAAAACGGGCTGGGTATTTGTTGGGGGACATGATTAGCTTTGGTGAATCTGATGCCAACGGTTAAACAACCGGCGCAGCGCGTAGCTTCTAACGATGCTGACCACCGTGAACAACAGGCCGATCACGATGTTGTCTTGCAGCGAGACATGGATACCGAACAGCGGGAAGATCAATAGCTGCGCCAATAGCGCGATGCCATAGCCGACTAGCACGTTGACCAATGATTCGAGCATGGAGTGTTTGCGGGACTGGCTCATTCTTCTTTTCCTTCGATTCCCCATGTGATGGTTATCTGAACGATCCCAGCCGCCCACAACAACCCAAAGACACACAGCTGCACCAACGCGATTGCCGCGATCAGTAGGATTAGGTTCATGCAGCCACCTCTTGCTCGAATGGGGTGATGACGAAATCTTCCACGCCCGTTACAACGGTGATGCCAGCCACGCCCTTGACCTGATCAGGCTCGTTGAGGATGGCTTCTTTGTTGATCTCTTCCTTGGTGCGGATGAACTTGCCTAGGCCAAGGCGCTTGAGGGCTTCGATGACACTTTCCGCACCGCGCACGGCACAGCTTGGCGGGCGCTGCCGCCACTGCACTTCGCCGGTGATGAGGTTGGCGGTCTTAACCTTACCGTCATTCGTCAGCTCTTGGCGATGCGCTTCGCAGTAGGCTTGTACGCCTTCCTGTAGCGTTTTAAGCTCCTCTCCCAATTCTTCCAAGCGCGGCTGGTAGCGGGCGGTGACGTTGGCGATGGAGTCGTTCATCTCGGCCTGCTCGCGCAGCATGTTGCGCTGCGTGTCGCCAATGTCGCGGATATAGGCAGCGACTACCTCTTTGCTTTGCGGCACGTAAATCTGTGCTTTTGCTTTGATACGGTTGTTTTTTGCTGTTGCCATTTCAATCTCCAAGTGAATCAATTAGTAAATTAATTTGATCTCGAACCTCTTCAAGACCCTCTCTTGTTTCTTCACGGGAACGACTTGTATCCCCGTAGTACTTTTTCAGCGCATTCATCAATTCTTCTGTTGTCATTAGTGCTTCCTTTCAAGTGGGTAGATGAAGCTGGCCGATCAGATCAGCCAGTGGGATTTTTCTGAGCTTTGATTCAAGGCCGAGGCTGTGCATGGCTCGGCTGCGCAAGAATTCACAGGTCTCTTGTAGCTCTTCGGCATCAGATGCGATGTAGTAGCCATGCTGGGGTGTGCCGCAGATTGCTTGGCCGCGATCCCGCAGAGCGCTGATGAGCTTGCGTACTTGCCGCTCAGGCACGCCGAAGCGCTCCGCGAGCTGCTTAACGCCGATGCCGTTGTCTTTGCAGCACATCGGTTCTTTTGATGCAGCAAGGATTTGTAAAATCTCACCGCGTAATCCGATCTCTGCCTTTGCGATCGCTTTTGTCAGGCCGGATATTTCGGATGAATCAAACATGCAGCCCTCCGATCTTCTTGGCGATCTGCGCAGACAGCACGCCTATCGCAGTGCAGCAGGCTTCATCGTCATGGCTCAGTACGCCGTTTTGCGCGTGGATCACGGCATGTGCGACTTCGTGCGGGATGGTTTCAAGCAGATCGCTTCCATTCAGCGGCAGGACGATGGTGCCGATGTATTTAGCTTGCGCAGATGGAGCAAAGAAGCCGTGTACAACGCTTGAGCTGACTCGCCTTGGTACACTAGTGCCGCCCGTGTAAGCGCGATGAACATCCGCCACAGTCGGCAGCAGCTTGATCTTGATGCGGATTTTTCTGTGGGTGACGGTGAAAGTTTTGGTTTTCATAGCGCCAACCTTTGCTGACCAGCGGCCTCAAGTTGGCCGGGTGTAGCAGGTAGTACGATGTCCTCATCCAGACAGCAGTAGCGAGCCTGATCTTCATCGTCATACTCACTGAGACACTCGGTACATTTCCATAGATCAACCTCCTCTGCGTCAGGCGCACAGCATTCCAATGCCGAGTATTCACAGCTATGCAGGTCGCCGCATTCACCGCATTTAAAACCAGACGCTTTAATTGGATTCATTGCACCCCCCCACTCTGCTCAGCACAGCCCTCTACCCACCGCACTTCACAGCCGAAGCGATAGATAAAGCTGTAACGGCGTTCGCCCTGCATGCCGCGCTCATAGGCGCTGGAGACTTCTTCAAACAGATCGCACAGCGGGCTTGAGTGGATGGTGATGCGCGGGCCGATGGTGCCTTTTTCGACGCTGATCACTTCAAGCCCTTGGGCTTCAAGCCAGTTGACGCAATATTCGGCTTGCAGCGCAATATCAAAGCGCTGCCGCTGATCCGGGCGTGTGGTTAGTTCTAGGATTTCAAAGGTCATGATCCACCTCCGCTATCAGTTTGATTTCGCGCAAATTGCAGTGCAGCACGTTGTCGCCTAGACCGATGGCTTCACCATTGATGCACTGGATCATTGCTTCGTTTTGCGCGGCCAGCTCGGCGTATTGCTTCCAGCCGCCAGACACGCCATTTGCGACCATCAGCAAGGCCACTACATACATCGACCACAGCAGCGGCGCGCTGCGCTGCTCTAGGTCTTCCATCGCCGCGTTTTCTGCGGTTTGCTGCTGTTGCGCATGAATGCGCGGGGCGTGATCGTTCATGGCTATGCCTCCTTCACAACATCGCCGCTGACCTTGGCGAAGCCGAGGTTGGCAGCTAGATTCAGGGATGCGATCAGCAGATTCGCAACTGCCAGCGGATAGAGCAGGCTGACGGTGCGACCCGCTTCACGGCCTTTGGGTGAAGCATTGAATGTGAGCTTGGCGCGGATGGCTTCGATGGCCGACGCTTCTACCGCATCGGTGAGTGCTTTTCCTGCGCGCTGGAATTTGAACTTGAGGTAGTCCTCAAGCTGCCCATCCAGCGGCATCAGTTCGACCACCTCACAACGCTGCACTACTTCACGCACTTCGTGATTTTGTTCACTCAGCTTCATGCGCAACTCGGGCTGGCCGATCAGCACGATGCCGAGCAGCTTTTTAAAACCGTCTTCCAGCTCGAAGAATCGCTTCAGGTGTTTCAAGGTGGCCGTGGGCAGGCCGTGTGCCTCTTCGATGATGAGCAGGTATTTCATGCCGCTGCGTGCGCCGTCTTTCAACACGCGATGTACCTGGCGAAAGCGCGCCTCGCTGCTGCTCTTGACTGTTTCCAGCGGCGAGGCGGCGGCGATGATGGCCTCGGCGATGTGTCCCGCCTTGAGCGTCTTGCCGGTGGCATCGTTGCCTTCCATGCCCAGCGTATATGGCTCGATCACCACTACTTGTTGATTCTCGCGCTGAATGCGGTCGATCAGATCGCGGCGCAGCGTGCTCTTGCCCGCACCGGACTCGCCGGTGATCGCGACAAAGCCGCCGTGGCGCGCGGTGTGCCATAAAGTCTCGCGCACGTAGCGCACGTCATCGGTTAAAAATACGTCTTCGTGGGTTTGCAGATCGTCGGCGAACGGATCGCGGAATAGGGCGAAGTGCTTTTTTGCTGCTGGTGTTAAGGTCTGCTTGCGTAGTAACATGATTTCCTCCTGTGGTTGCTCGGGTTGTTGCTCTTCAATTTCAACTGCATCAAAAGCACGGCTACTTTCTTGGCGGGATGCGCCGTGCGACTCTAAGAAACTCAGGATTTCCCCCCGGACGGTTATGCCGTCCGGTGTTTTGGGAAATATCCCGTGGTTACAAATCTGCGACACACCGGCTGGCGACATGCGCAGGTGATCCGCCAGCTCACGCTGGGTCTTACCGACTGCTTTCAACACTTCCTTTAGTTTCAACATGCTTCCCCCTTACTTCACGATTTCCTATTCATTCTCTTCATCATCCGGTTCGGGTATGGTTGCTACCAATGCCCTAACTGCGTCTACGATGTCACCAACTTCAAACTCTCTCCGGCAATCCCCAAGTGCGCCTCGAATGCTGTGAATCGCGTTTTCCCACCGATCTTTTCGCACTACTTTCCCATCAGCACGAAACTCATAGTCCTTTGGGTCTTTGCCTATGAATTCGGGCATTCTGAAATCTTGTTCAGTTACGATTCTCACTTCATTCCTCCTACAACAGACAACGGGGCTTGCTCACCGCGCAGCAGACGTGCCTTGAGCGCATCAACATCGGCTGCGGGTATTTTTCCTGCGGGGTAACGCTGGCTCACAACGGCGGCAAAACTGGCTTGCCATTGCTTGCCCATACTCTTGGCAAATTCGACGATGGAGAGTGGCGGAAACTCGGTGCGGATCACCAGCTCGTTTTGAGTGCCGCGTCGCGGCATATAGGCGGGTAGCACGGTGTCGGTGACGGACTTGTATGGGTCTATCGTGCCGTTGAAGGCCAGCGTCTTGCCCTTGCGCGCAGCCTCTGCCGCGCCCTGTGTGCTTGCGCCCATCGTCAGCTGTTCCACGTCTTTGGCGTTGCGCTGCGCGGGGGTATCGGCGTGGCGGTTATAGGTTTCGCCGATGATGGCAGCACCTTCGCGGAAGCCGAATTCGTTGCGTTCAATTTTCTCCACTACATGGAACGCCTCGTAACCATGCGCATCGGTAATCACCACCTGTGCCGCATCAGGCCGCCACGGGTTGCTCACTACCATCACCTTCTGCCCGACGATCACATCCTCCAACGTGGAGACATCGTATTCATCACCCTTGAAGCTGACAGTGAGCTTGGGCGATACCACGCGGCTTTCCGGTTTGGAGTGCGCCAGCTCACGGCACATGGCCTCATCGGGGGCGAGGCGCAGTTGTTCCTGAGTAATCTGCATCCACACGCCATAGCGGGTTTGTTTGTGACGGCTGTGGATGGCGGTACTGTTGAACATGCGCATCCAGCGCCATGCGGCTTGGTTGAGTTCATCCAGACTGTTGATGGCGACGAACTTGAGGCCACTCTCAAATTGAGTTTCAACCATGTCGTTCATCTTTTCGACTTGGCCTTTGGCGCGCGGATTGCCCGGCATGTTGACTTGCACATGCACTTGCAGGCTGCGGCACAGGTTCTTGAAGATGGCACCGGTGTTGGCGCTGCCGGGGTCAACCATCGCCATTTCAGGTACGCCACAGAACGGGTCAGATTCGCCTCGCAGCTGAATAGCGTGGATGAATACATTGGCTAGGTTCTCGCCACTTTCTGCGCCCAGCACGTATTCGACATACACCGTGCCACTAGTGTGGTCGGTGATGACGTAGCGCCACACGCGGTCCTGCTCGATGCGTGCGACGTTCTTGGGTTTGTTTTTGTAGAACTCTTTGGAGTCCATCACTTGCAAGCCGCGATTCGTATCGGCCTCGCGTCTTAGGTAATACAACACACACAGCGAGGGGTCGATCTCCCACACGTGGTTGGGGTGCAGACTTTGCAGCTCGGTGACGGGCGCGGGGGCACTGAGCTGGTCGGGGTGGAGGCGATACTGGCGCAGCGCACGGGCTACGGTGGAGGCAGTGAGCGTGCTGATCTCGCCCGTGTCTTTGTTTATGCGATCGGCGGTGATCTTGCCGTTGGCGATCAGCATGGTCATTGCCCGCTGAATTGTCATCAAGCGCTTGCCATTGCGGCGTGTGGCCTCCATCAGCACTGCCGAGATCATCTGCGCTTCGGCGAATGTGAGCGACATGCTGCCCGCATCACTGCGGCGCTTGCGCGGCGGGCGCACGGTCAACTCGCCCAACTTGCGATGCAGGGTGGCGGGCGACATGCCCATATCCAACGCTTGGCGAGCATAGAACTCGCTCTTTTTGCCGTGCGGCAACACCCGCGCTTGCTGGGCGATGCCGACTAATTGCTCACTGATCGCTGCGCCCATGATGGCCTCTTATGCTTGATATACGTTTGGATTGACGGCCATCAACTCACGCCGCGCATCTGACAACCCGCCAATGGCAACCTCCAGCAGCGCGCGCTCAACAGGGGTAAGCACCACATCGCGCAGGGTAAGATTTCCCACCAGCTTGATGAGGCATTCATCCACATCAAAGGTGGCCTGATAGGCCGCCCGCAAAGCCTCAAAGGCTTTGCCGGAATTGGGTTTGACGATCACGTTTAACTTACGCATGACCTTCCCCCTTGATTCTCAAATTGCGGTCAGCGGTTAGCTTGGCGACATTGGCTGCCACGATTGCATCGGTATCTACTTCAGGGCGTGTCCACAGCGGTCGCTGATCCCCATCAGGCTCTGCTTTCACGTTGAAGCGGCTGCGCAGGCTCAACAGGGCACTCTCTATCTGGCACAGGCAACCAGCCATGAACTCTTCATGGGTGCAGTCGTTTGCTTCTGCATGGGCGGCCAGCGCTTCAAAGCCGGGGGTGAGCTTGCCGAGGATGGTGGCTTCGGCCTCGAAGGCGAACAGATGAACCTCTTCGCGCAGTTGCTTGGCCTCCGCATCAGGGTCTGCGGTCTGGATACGTTTTTTGCCTTTTGCCACCTGTGCATCCAGCTCATTGAGCTTCGCGTCCTTGCTGGCAATCTGGCGTTCTTTAGTTTCAAGGTTGGCCTTTAGTTCTGCGACTTGCTTGGCTTGCTCTTCTTTTTCTTTGCTGTGCTTTGAAAGCATAATTTCAGCCAACTCAACCAACTCTTCTTTGTCACCAGACTTGGCGGCTTCGATTAACGCAAGGCGCTCATCTTGTGGCATGCGGCGAAATTGACGCAGATCGCGGTAACCGATGCCGATGCGATTCATGCTTTCCAGTGCGGCCTCACCAAAAGCACTGAGGTTGGCGATGTCTTCATTAGCCTTGTCATCTGAGACGCCAAGCAGCTCACAAAACTCGACCCAAGTACCGCGCAACTCCGAACCGTTCGGAGTTTTCATCCCGGCGATTTGTTGATATAGCTTGTTTTCTTTGACGAATTTCATTTTTGAAACTCCGAACGTTCGGAGTAAGTCGCTCGAAGCCATCGCCATTTGCGCCTGCCCCAGCATCTGATTTACCAGGTCCCGCCCTTGGTTGTAATCTGCTTGTATGGCTGCGGTCAGATTAGCCGCCTCTACTGCCTTATCCAGCCCCGGTGTCTGTTCTGCTGTTATTTCATGCGACTCGACCACTGCTTTTGATTTGGTGCGTGCCATGCCATTTCTCCTTTTAATTTGCGACGTATAAACGGGCTTTTATTTCTTGAATTCGACGCTCCTCCGCATCCACGCTTTGCAGCGCTTGCAGTGCTTTGCGCGCAGCAGACACCGAGACGCGGATGCGGTTGGTGGCTGGGATACGCTCTGCGTACCCGGCCTCCTCTAGCGTCTTGACATACACAGTGATGGTGCTGGCCGAGAGGCCAGTGGCCTTAGCTAGATCGCCGGGCGTATAGCCGCTCGCGAAATTGCGCCACAGTACATCCAGTACAGTGAAGAGCTTGGTGCCGGAATGGTTAGGCTTAGTTGCCATCATGACCCCCCATGATCTGACGCTCTTTCCAGCCCAGTTGAATGGTCAGTAATAGCCGGAACATGCCTTTCCTAATATGCTCAACCAGCAACTTGGCGGTACGAGGGTCGCCGCTACCATCTAGCTCATTGCTCAGGTGCTGGGCCACCAATTCGACACTTCCGTGTAGTTCGTATAAGTCAGCTAGGTGTCGTAAATATCGACTCATGCTTGCCGACCTTCTTTGGTCATCGGCAAAGTCTTGCTGCAACTGTTTCAGGTCGATCATGCTTCAGCTCCTATCTCGACACGTGTTGGTTTCCAGCGTTTTCCACCCAGCGGCAGATGGTCGGCCATGTCTGCGATGGCAATGAGTTGTTGTGCCAGGCGGCGCAGATCGGCGGGGCGGATTTCCATGCCGTTGAACGGGCTGGAGTCGATCACTACTAATGCGTTGCTGTGGCGGCAGCGAGTTAGGGTGGCTTGTAGGCTCATGATTGATCCTCTATATAACCGAAACTTTTTCCAAATCTGACCATCTGCTGTTGATCGTTTTGTTTCATCCAGCCAATCACGGTATCGATTTGTTCTGATGTCAAAAAATATCGAGCGAGTTCTATTCTTAAAAATTCTTCCGCCCCTCTTATCCCCTTGCAATTGGCACTCATTTGTCTTCTCCCAATACCTTCTTGATAGATTTTTCCTGCTTGGCGATTTCACCCTTAAGTTGTTCGAGCCTGCCCAACTCTGCCAATAGCGAATCCTTACCCGGCAACACGCGGCAACCGAGCTTGCTGGCGTGCAGGCTGGCGAGTGCGGTGGATTCGGTGGCGGCATCGAAAGCAATGGCTGTTTCAAAATTAGGCAGATGATCTTCCGACGCTTCCGAGGTGTATTTGTCCAGGGTATTGACTGACACCTCGCGCCCCAGCAGGCGGCTCATATCGGCGGCGATCTGGTAGCGATCCTTCGGGCAAGCCTTGATGGCCTCGCTCATCACGTGGGCGATTTCACCGCGAAAGCGCCACGCGCCGGGCGTGAACGGGTACGCCTTGGGGATGCTGGCGATGCAGGCAAACAGGTCGCCCGTTAAGGTGTCGGCAATGCGGCGCATGTCAGGCTGCCTTGG